GGGCGTGTTGCAGGTGTGCCTAATAAGTCCACAGCACTCGCTAGAGAGGCGATCGCTAAGTTCGTGGATGGTAACAGCCACAAGCTACAAGAATGGCTTGAGGAGATCGCTATGAATGAAAAGCTAGGCCCTAAAGTCGCATTTGATTGCTTTATGCAAGTCGCTGAGTACCATGTGCCAAAGCTTGCCCGTGTAGAGCAGGTGGGAGATGAAACCAAACCAGTAGTCCATATTTATAAGTGGAAAGATGACTGAAGAAGTCATTATTGAGTTTGAGTACAAAGCACGGGAAGCGTTTAAAGAGTTTCATAAGAGAACACAACGCTGGGCTGTGCTGGTCTGTCACCGAAGGGCTGGCAAGACAGTAGCCAGTATTAACGACCTGATCCGCAGGGCTATCAAAGAAAACAAACCTGACGGCAGGTACTTTTACCTTTGCCCGTTCTACAGTCAGGCTAAGTCGGTAGCATGGGATTATTTATTACGATTCTCTAAACCAGCATTGGCTAAAGCTAACCAGTCTGAGTTATGGGTAGAACTGCACAATGGCGCACGGATACGGCTATTTGGTGCAGATGCGCCTGACAATCTCCGAGGCAATTACTGCGATGGCATCGTTTTGGATGAGATGGCCGACATGAAACCCCGTGTATGGGGTGAAATCATAAGACCGTTATTGGCCGATCGCCTCGGCTGGGCTGTATTTATCGGTACACCCCGTGGGCATAACGCTTTCTATGACATATACCGTGAAGCCCAAAACAATGACAGGTGGTATACCAAGACTTTACGGGCAGATGAGTCAGGGCTACTGGCGCAGGAAGAACTGGTAGACGCACAAGCATCCATGTCAACCAATCAATACGAGCAGGAGTTCCTTTGCTCATTCGAGGCGGCAATCCTTGGAGCGTATTACGGGCAGGAGATGCGTAGGCTTACAGACCTTGAGCGCATTACGACTGTGGACTATGACCCCATGTTCCCCTGCCACACGGTTTGGGATTTGGGGTACAACGATTCCACGGCTATTATTTGGTTTCAGACGGTATACGGTGAGATACGGGTGCTAGATCACCATATGTCTAACGGTCAAGCCATCCCCTATTACACGGGATTGCTGGCGCAGAAAGAGGATGAGTACGGGTACAAATACGGTACACATTGGCTACCACATGACGCTAGGGCAAAAACATTAGCCAGCGGTGGCAAGAGCATAATCGAACAAATTGCGACAAAAATTGACATAAAACATCTAAAAATTGTTCCGAACCTATCACTTCAGGATGGAATACAGGCAACAAGGCTTGCATTAACCCGTGCTTGGTTCGATAATAAGTGTGAAGAATTAATTGAATGTTTGCGTCAATATCAAAGGGAATGGGATGATGATAAAAAAGTATTTAGAGATCGCCCAAAGCACGATTGGACATCACACTCAAGCGATGCTATGCGCTATTTATCAATTGTTTGGAAAGATGAGGACAGCCCTATCCTCAAAGATGCAAGGGTTAAAGGTTTATCTATTGGCGAAAACGAAGTAACCCTAGACGAATTATGGAAGCAAACGCCTAAATCAACATACCGCAGGATATAAACATGGATCACACCTACGAAGATTGGTACAACACCATTGCTAGTTACGAAAGAGCGTACAAGGAGTGGGAAGCCCGTACTGACCGAATCATCAAGCGGTATCGAGATGACAGCCGCACCCGTAACAACCCCAACGCTCGCTTTAATATCCTTTGGTCAAATGTACAGACCATCACCCCAGCTATCTTTGCTAGACTGCCACGCCCTGATGTAAGCCGTAGGTTTAGAGATAACGACCCAGTAGCACGGGTGGCATCGATGATGCTTGAGCGGGCTTTAGATTATGAGATTACCCACTACGGTGATTACAAGTCTGCCATGAGTCAGTCGGTCTTAGACCGTTTACTTGGTGGGCGTGGTACATCATGGGTACGCTACGAACCACACATTGCTGGTGAAGCTGGCGGCATGGCTGACGGTGCGCCTGAAGATGGCTTTCAGCTTACCGAGGACACAGACGAAGCAGAAACCGAAGGCGGCATTTACCGTGAAGACCAAGAACGCATTGAGTACGAATGCGCCCCAGTCGATTATGTTTACTGGCGTGACTTTGGGCATACGATTGCCCGTACATGGGAAGAGGTCACCGCTGTATGGCGTAAGGTTTACCTTGGCAGACCAGCCCTAGTAGAACGCTTTGGCGAGGAACTAGGCAATAAGATTCCGCTGGATACAAAACCTGAAACTTCTAAAACTTTCAATGAGAAGATGGGCGAAGGCGCATCGGAAGCCGTTGTCTATGAGATATGGGATAAGACCTCAGGCGAAGTCATTTGGCTATCTAAGTCAATGGGCAAGATCCTTGATACACGCCCTGACCCACTAAAGCTTGAGAACTTTTGGCCTTGCCCGAAACCCCTGTACGCAACATTAACCACGGATAAGTTAGAACCTATCCCTGACTTTGTACTGTACCAAGACCAAGCTAAACAGCTAGACACGCTGGCTGACCGCATCGATGGATTCATTAACGCCCTGAAAGTGCGTGGTGTTTACGATGCATCCGAACCAAGTCTTGCCCGTTTATTCTCCGAAGGCGAGAACAATACCTTGATCCCTGTCAAGAACTATGCCGCATTTAGTGAGAAGGGCGGTATGGGTGGGGCTATTAACCTTGTAGATATTGCCCCAATCGCACAAGCCCTGAATATGTCGTATCAGGCAATGGATCAAGTCAAGGGTCAAATCTACGAGATCATGGGTATCGCTGACATCCAGCGTGGACAGACCGATCCGAATGAAACCCTTGGCGCACAGATTATCAAGTCGAACAACGCCAGCGGTAGACTCAAGACCATGCAACACGCAGTCGTTGACTTTGCTACTGAACTGTTAAGCATCAAGGCGCAGATCATCTGCAACCACTTTACCGATGACACCATCGTCAAGATTAGTGGTGCAATGCAACTAAGCCAGCAGGATCAGATGTTGATCCCACAAGCTTTAGCCCTGTTGCGTGACGAAGCCGCCAAGAACTTCCGTGTTGAGGTGACCAGCGACTCGATGATATTCCAAGACGAACAGCAGGAAAAAGCTGACCGTCTAGAATTTTTATCCGCTATTAGTGGCTTCTTACAGCAAGCATTACCTGCCGCAAGCGCAACCCCTGAACTTACCCCAATGTTGGTCGAGATGCTTAAGTTCGGTGTCACCGCATTCAAGGCTGGTAAAGGTCTAGAGGGCATGATTGACGAAACCGCTGATAAGTTCCGTGAACAAGCCAAGGCGCAGGAAGGTCAACCCAAGCCACCAAGTGCTGAAGAGCAGAAGATGCAGATGCAGATGCAGATCGAGCAAGCTAAGATGCAAGCCGAACAGCAGAAAATGCAGATGCAACAGCAGATTGAACAGGCTAAGATTCAGGGTCAGATCGAACTTGAGAAAGCTAAACAAGAGTACCAAGCGCAAGAGAATCAGCTTAAGTTTCAGCTTGAGGATGAGCGTAACCGTAAGCAGATGCAGATGGAGATGGATCTTGAGCAGACTAAGCTTGATTCTTCTAACAATAAAGAACTCCTGCTTGCCTACCTCAATAATGCGGCTAAGATTGAAACCACCCGTATTACAGCAGGTCTAGATACGGGCGAGGAAGCTTACGCTGACAATGTACAGATGGCTAACATTTTGCAAGATCAATTAGGATATTCAGACATGAAAAACCACCCACTACAGCCCGCAATTGAGAATATGTACAACAGCAATCAGCAGTTAGCGCAGATGCTATCCATGTTGCTGGATAAACTTAATCAGCCTAAGACTGTGATTCGTGGCCCTGACGGTAAAATCGCTGGAGTTCAATAATGGCTATTACAGTCAAGCATTTAAAAGTATCAACCGTTCCTGATGCTGGGGATGACACACTTGTAGAACCGTCAGATTGGAATGCCGACCATACCCTCACGGGTATCGGCACAATGGCAGAGCAAAACGCTAATGCCGTAGCCATCACAGGCGGTACGATTAGCGGTGTAACCATCCCTGCATCCAATGTCACGGGTACGCTACAAGTTAACCAAGGCGGTACAGGCGCAACAACCCTGACAGGCTATGTCAAGGGCGCAGGAACTACAGCCCTGACCGCATCCTCGACCATTCCGAATACAGACATTACGGGTTTAGGCACGGCATCGACCAAAGATGCTGGATCGGCTAACGGTGTAGCCACCCTTGATGCTGGCGGCAAAGTACCTGTTTCTGAACTTCCTGCCGCAGTATTGGGCGCATTAAGCTATCAAGGAACATGGGATGCAAGCACTAATACACCTACCCTTACTTCTTCTGTTGGTACTAAAGGTTATTACTATGTTGTCAGCGTTGCTGGTAATACTAACCTTAACGGGATTACTGATTGGCTTGTGGGCGATTGGGCAGTATTTAATGGTTCTATTTGGCAAAAGGTGGACAACACCGAAACGGTAACCAGCGTAAACGGTCAGACTGGCGCAGTCGTATTAACCACGACCAATATTGCCGAAGGCACAAACGAATACTTTACTACTGCTAGAGCTAGAGCATCAGTAAGTGCTGGTACAGGCATTAGCTATGACAACGCTACAGGAGTAATCACTAACTCAAGCCCATCTTTGGGTGGTGATGTTGTTGGGCCAGCTTCTGCTACAGATAATGCAGTAGCTAGATTTGATAGCACAACAGGCAAATTATTACAAAACAGCGTAGTTTTGGTAGGTGATACAGGTGCAGTTTCAGGTGTTACAACATTAACCGCTTCTACTAGCGTTACAACACCTATTGTTCAAGCTAGTAACTCAGGCGGTTTATCTCTTAAAAACTCTGCTGGCACTACCCAAATTAGCATGGGTGGCGGTGGTGGTGATAATGTCACTATTGCTGTAGCTACAAACATTAATGGTGCAAACGCACAAATAGACATTAGTCCTACAGGAACAGGTCATGTCCACATAAAGCCTACAGGCACAGGGTCGCTTGAAATTGCACCTACTAATGTAGGAACAATTGACAATATGACTATTGGGGCTACAACCGCTAGAAATGCAAGCGTTGTAGATTTAAGCGTTACTGGCACACTTAGTTTTGATGCGGCACAAGGTACGGCTGGTCAGGTCTTAACTTCCGCAGGTACAGGAGCAACACCTACTTGGACTACCCCAACTACAGGAACGGTTACAAGCGTAGCCGCAACCGCTGGTACTGGTATTAGCGTATCAGGTAGCCCAATTACAAGTAGCGGCACATTAACAATTACCAATACTGCCCCTGACCAAACCGTAGTTTTAACGGGCGGTACAGGTATTAGCACTAGCGGTACATACCCTAACTTTACGATTACCAACACCGCACCTGACCAAACTGTCAGCATTTCGGCTGGTACAGGCATATCGGTATCGGGTACTTACCCTAGCTTTACTGTAACTAATACCTCGCCCGATGTACC